GATTATCGCGGCGGCCCGGACGACGACGCATACACCACGGCCGGCCTGCTGCACGAGGTCAATCGCCTGATCGCCAAGGCGAACGACGCGATGGCCGCGAAAAACGAGGCCGGATGCAAGGCGTACCTGCGCATTCTGTCCGGCGAAATACAGCAAGCGCTCGATTACCACGACTGAGCAGCACAACCATTGCCGGCAGAGTCTCGGCAGAAAGGAATCAACAATGGAACAGCACGAAAATCTACCCGCCGTCGCCCATGACGGCACCGGCAGCGCCATGTCTTTGGTAATGGACGACGGCGCAATGGAGAGCATGATGACGGCCGCGAAGCTCATGGCTTCAGCGCGCGTCACCATTCCAAAGCACCTGCAGAACTCTACCGGCGACTGTTTGGCGGTGATCATGCAGGCGGCGCAATGGAAGATGAACCCGTTTGCAGTTGCTCAAAAGACGCACCTGACGCAAGGCGGCACGCTCGGGTACGAGGCGCAGTTGGTCAACGCTGTGATCGTGTCCTGCGGCGCAATCGTCGGCCAGCCAGAATTCGAGTTTTTCGGCGACTGGTCGAAGATTCTCGGGAAGGTCGCCGAAAAGACGAGCGAGAAAAGCGGCGGCAAATACTACGTGTCGACGTGGGACAGAAGCGCCGAAGCAGGGCTTGGCGTGAAGTGCATAGCGCGCCTCAAGGGGGAATCCGAGCCGCGCGAGATTGAAGTGCTTTTGGCCCAGGCGTGGCCGCGCTTCTCAACGCAGTGGGCGACCGATCCGCAGCAGCAAATCACATATTTGGCCGTGCGCAAGTTCGCGCGCCGGTACGCACCTGGCGCAATCCTTGGCGTCTATACGGACGAGGAAATGTCTGCTGCTGATGTTGGAGAAAAGGAAATCAACCCGATGCCGTCGCCTGCCCGACGCCAGACCGGAAAGCAGGCGGCCGAAGCCGCAAAGCAGCAAGCCGACGCCGAGATCGACGCCGGAGCGCGCGCCGAACTGGTCGCCAAGCTCGAAAAGATCGCCAACGAGGACGGCGAGGTCGCATACGCCGACGCCTTCGCGGATCTTGGAAAAGAGGGCCGGCTGACGGTCGGAGCAGACGAGCACAAGCGCCTGAAGGCGATAGCATCCGAGACGACGCGGGCGATGCGCGAGCTTGACGCCAAGTTGGCCGCAGAAGAGGCGCAGGGTGGCGACGATGATTGAGCAAGGGTCGCAAGAATGGTTGCAGGAGCGCTCCGGACGCTGGACGGCCAGCAGGTTTGCCGACTTGATCGCCGTGTCGGAGCGCACCGGCAAGCCGCTGAAATGCCGCGCCGACGCAATCTGGCAAGTGGTTGTCGAGCGCATGACCGGCCAGCCGTCAGAGGGGCCGGCAGGCTTCGCACTGCAATGGGGATCCGAAGTCGAGGCATTCGCCCGCGAAGCTTTCGAGATTGAAACCGGGGAATTGGTCGATCAGTGCGGATTCATCGAGCATCCTCAATACCCATTTGCCGGGGCGTCGCCGGATGGCTTGATCGGCGAAAGCGAAGGGCTCGAACTGAAGTGCCCGAAAGACTCGGCGGTTCACCTTGCGCGCTTCCTCTCGGGCGTCCCTGCCGAGTACATCCCGCAGATTCAGGGCGGAATGTGGGTGACGGGGTTCAAGCGCTGGAATTTTGCCAGCTTCGACCCTCGCATGCCGAAGAGTCACCAGCTACTGATTATCCCCGTCATGCGTGACGAGGCAATGATTGCTCGGATTGAATCGGCGGTCCTGGCCGCCGAATCCGAGGCGGATGAACTACAACAACGACTTGAAAGGATGGTGGCGTAATGGGAACAGAATTGACAGTACAGCAGCGCGCAGCGGTTGCGCTGGAGTCCAGCAAGGCGGCGGCCGAACTTCAGGCCCTCGCCGAGTCGTCGAAGGGCATCACGGCGATTACCAACCGGGCAGGAAGGGAAGAGTGCCACTCTGCGGCAATGGCGGCGCAGAAGGCGCGCACTGGCATCGTGCAGGCCGGCAAATCCGCGCGCGACGACGCAACCAGGTTCAGCAAAGCGGTCATCGCCGAAGAGGCCCGCTTGGTCGCAATCATCCAGCCGGAGGAATCCCGCCTGAAGGAGCTGCGCGACTCATGGGACGAAAAAGAGAAGGCCGAGAAAGCAGCGAAGGCTGAAGCGGAACGTCTGCGCGTTCTCGAAATCACGCAGCGCATCTCGCTGTTCAAGCAAGCGACCGCCGACGCCGCTCGCTTCGACGTTCCGGCATCTGTTGCAGGAGAAATCCTCGCCGAACTACAGGCCATCGAAATCGACTCGTCGTTCGCGGAGTTTTTCGGCGAAGCAAAAGAGGCACACGCCGCAGCCGTTGCCGAGATTCGCGCGACCGTTGAGGCCAAGCATGCATCAGAGGCTGCTGCAGCGAAGGCCCAGAACGAACGAATCCTGGCGAAGATTGCTGCAGAAGAGGCCGCCCGCGTCGCCGAACAGGTCCGCAAGGAAGAGGCGGCAGCGGCCAAGGCAAAGGCAGACGCCGAGGCTGCCGAGCGTGCCGAGCGTGAGCGCGTCGAGGCTGCCGCCCGCAAGGCCGAACAGGACAAAGCCGACGAACTGCGCCGGGCCGAGGCCGAGAAGCTGGCGGCAGAGCGCAAAGCGCTGGAAGAGCAGCGCGCCAAGTTCGAGGCGGACGAGGCTGCCGCAAGGCTGATATGGGAAATTGCCAGCAAGGAGCGCGAAGCCCAGGAGCGCGCCGAGCAGGAGGCCAAAGACGCCGAGGCGCGCGCTGAGCTCGACAAGCTTGAAGCGGCGAAGCGCAAGAAGCACGAGAAGGAAACGGCCAGAAGCCGCGACATCACGAACCGGCGCGAGCAGATCATTTTCCACGTCGAGCAGGTAGAAGACTTGCAAATGCTCGCCGACATTTACGCGGCGGTCGTCGCGATCGTCAACGACGAAACGAAGGGGGCGGCATGAGCGGCGCATTTATTTCAAGCTGGTTGCGGATTATGTTTTCTGCGGCAGCGTCGGCCATCAGTCCGATGACTGTCGATCAGTCGAAGTTTGCAAGCAGCAGCACCAACGGCCGGCGCGGAGGCGTTGCCCAGGCCAAGCGCCAGTCGCTGAAGGCGAAGCGGCGCAAGGCGCATCGGGAGCGCTGCCGGTAACGATCAACGGGGCGAGTGCGCAGGCTGATGCGCGCGATGAGCGTCAGGTGGTCATGCGACGTAACGGAGAACAGGAGAAGCCCTGTCGACCTGACATGCCGGGGATCAGCGCCGGCCGCCCCACCAAGCAAAGGCCAGTTAGCGTAATTAGCGCGATAGGACCGCAACCTGTTGTGTTGGTAAAAAAATCCAACACTGGCCACCCAACACCAACAACGAAGGAAATACAGCATGGCAAGTTTGAATAAAGTCCAACTCATTGGCAACATGGGCGCCGACCCGGAAATGCGCTACCTGCCAAACGGTGACGCGGTTTGCAACATCAAGGTGGCTACGTCGGAGCAGTGGAAAGACAAATCGACCGGAGAGAAGAAGGAAGCAACGGAGTGGCATCGCGTCGTTTTCTTCCGCCAGCTTGCGGAGATTGCCGGCAAATATCTGAAGAAGGGATCGTCTGTATATGTCGAGGGGAAGCTGACGACGCGCAAATGGGCCGACAAAGACGGCATCGAACGCTACACGACAGAAATTACCGGCAACGAGATGAAGATGCTTGGCGGCCGGCAGGATAGCGGCGGCGAGAGCGCGCCAAGGAAGCAGGAAAGCAGGCCAGCACCGGCCAGCACCGGCCAGGCTGCGGCAAAGAAGCGACCATCGTTTGAAGACATGGATGACGATATCCCGTTCTAGGAGCGAAGACAGTGACACCAAAAGCAAAACAAAATCGCCAGGCGATTGACTGGACGGACAAAATGCACATTGTCATTGCGGGATATAATGCAGGGAAAAACACCAAGCTAATTGCTCAAGAGATTGGTGTATCGCTTGATACCACATACCACAAAATATCACGCCTTGTTAAATCCGGCGAGCTTCAGAGAAGGGGAAAGACTCCGCGCTTTCTTACTGAAGCCGAGAAGGACATTATCCGTAAAGAATATTCCACGTGCGACACAAATGAGCTTGCTGAGAGGCTTAATATGGAGGGCGGCCACCTTCGGACGTTCGCTGGATACCTCGGACTGAAGCGCGACAAGGCGGCAAGACGAGCGCAGCTTATCGCCGGGCGCAACAAGGCGGACGTTATAAGGATGGAAGAATCCAAGGAAGACGTGCCCGATGGCAAGTTCGGCCTTTTTCACCGCAAGACGCTCGCTGGTGGAGTTGAATACTGGAACGAGAAGACGAGGACGAGAACCCACACGGTTGTGTAGTCGGTCTGATTTTTGGGGGGGGGTACGGTAATGGCGGGAAGTTTGGACCTGGATGACGTTGCAGCAACAAGCGAGACAGCAAAGGTCGAGCTGGCCAGCTTGCGCGGATTTCTGGTAGCAAGTCATAGGCGGTGCGAAAGACTCGAAACCGCGCTGCGCATTGCCGCTGACGAGCCGAACATCGACCGTGCCCGGGCGATTGCTGATGCGGCGCTGAAGGAAGTGGGTTAATGATGAATACAAGCCTGCTTCCCTGCCCGTTTTGCGGCGCAGGCACAACGGAGATTATGCCAAACGGCAGGACATGGACCGGGATGAAGTACGGCGAGCCGACATCGTGGAGCGTGCGCCACTGGTGCGCGGAGATTCCTGGCCCGTCGCGCATGATCGAGCGTGTTGGGCGTGATAAGGCGCAGGCTATCGCTCGGTGGAACATGAGAGACGGGAAGGAGGCCGCAGAGCAGGCAGAGCACCGCGGAGACATGGAATTGGCCGTCAAGATTCGCAAGTTCCAGTTCCGTGACGCCAGACCGAATGCTGCATCAGAAATGAAGCTTGAAGACGCACAACGGCTGCTCGGGCACAGCAAAGAGCAGATGACCAAAGCAGTTTATCGCCGGATTGGCGAGAAGGTGAGGCCGACGAAATGAGTATGAAATACGTGCGCGAAACATACGGCGTTCCGGCGAGGCGTGGCGGTCGAGTGTCGTACAGTGGGGTGACGACTGGATCGCCTCCATTGCTCGGGACAATTTGCAGCGCGACAAGCAGCGGGCATATCCGCGTGAGGTTCGATGGCGAGCGCCGGACGCTCAAGCTTCACCCAACATGGGCGATTGAATACCTGCAGGACACTGAAACCGACGAGCAAAGAAAGGGTTAGGCCGACGAAATGAAAACAGAACACGGAGAGTACAAGAAGGGCGAAATTCCAAAGTGCGCAATCGAGCCGTGCCCGGTATGCGGATCAGAGGCCGAACTTTGGCTGTTCAGCTATGACTTCGAGAACGGACCGATCAACAAGCTGATGATGTGCACCAACGGCGATAAATTCGGCCCGCAGGAAGGGTTCATGAACGAAGGGTGTTTGCTCTACATGCCGCCTGATGAATTCCACCGCCACCGCGCTGCCGATGCTGTGAAGTTCTGGAACGAGTATGCAAGGGCTTTAGTCGCTCAGCGCACCAAAAGGAGCGGAGGAAGCTTTGAGATGCGCCGCCGTCTCTACAAGGCGCTGGAAGACTGCCAGCCATACCTGAAAGATGGCGAGACGCCAGCCGAGTGCATTGCGCGCAATCGCGCGGACCTCAACATTGCGTTGGGTCTACTTGCACAAGAGAAGCAGAAAAACGAGCCGCTGCCTTTACGATCAAAAGCTGGCGGTTACTATTGATCCGCGAAGAGTCTGACGCAGATGGTTACTGAAACGATTTTATGACGGAGGGTTGTATGCAGCACATCCTGAGCGACGAACTTGTAGTGGCAAAAAAGCACCACCTTTGCGATGCTAGCCAGAAGTGGCTGCGGTCAGGATATGAGGGTTCAGATTGCGACACTGGCGACCAGAGGAAAGCCGTTCTGGCAGCAGAGGCGGACAACTGGCGCATCCTTCCGGGCCAGAAGTATCGAAAATGCAAGGGCATCTACGATGGCGAATTCTTCACTTATCGCGCAAGGATCGACATGGACTCTGTAATCTACGACCTTGATATGT